GACCCACACTACTGCGACGTAATTATTCAACGCTGGGAAAACGCTACAGGCAAGAAGGCGGTACTAGATGGCAGGTAGACCTACAAAGTACGGCGAAGAAACAACAACACGTATTACACAGGCACTCAGAGCAGGCAATACACGCAGAGCCGCTTGTGGATACGCTGGTATCTCCGAAGATACCTTTGCAAACTGGCTTGCTGATAAGTCGGAATTTGCGGAGGCTGTTAAAAAGGCAGAATCCGATGCCGAGGTACGTAACGTGGCAATCATACAAAAGGCAGCTGACACAACATGGCAAGCGGCTGCATGGTGGCTTGAACGCAAGCACAAGGCCGAGTGGTCTAGCCGGGTAGAACAGACAGGGGCAGACGGTAGCCCGGTAAAGGTAATCGTGGAGTACGCTGACAAACCATGAAGCACATCCCAGATGACATAACGCCTACAGGCTTTCTTGTTTGCATCCTTCTCTTTGTCTTTGTGCAAGTATTCAGGACAATGATGCGGAGGAACAACAATGGCAGATATTAGGTTTCACGGGGTTATTCCCACAAGGGCTACAAAGTTTAGTGCTGGGTACGATCTGCGCTCTCAGCTGGACATCATCATCCCTGCTGGTGCTACCGTAGGCATTGACACGGGTACACTTGCCATCTTCCCACCGCACCTATGCGGTATGGTTTGCTCTAGGTCTGGTCTTGCCCTGCGTGGTCTTGCTGTGGCTAACGGTCCGGGCATCATCGATGCTGACTACGCAGACACCATCAAGGTGCTACTGCACAACAGGACACAAGGTGATTGGGTGATAGAGAAGGGCGAGCGTATCGCTCAGTTGGTGTTTGTGGAGTACAAAACCGGGGTTGACGCTCCACAAGATGAGCGTGTCGGTGGGTTAGGGTCTACAGGCATTGCCTGACATTCGATTGGTACTCCCTCGACCTCATGAAGGGCAAAAGGTAATCATGGCACAGGCAAGGCGATACAACGTCCTTGCCTGTGGCTGAGTAGGTCGGCGATTCGGCAAAACAACTCTAGGCGGGAATCTGCTATCAGACCCAGTACTCAAGGACGCTCTACCATGTGCGTGGTTTGCACCCACCTACCGCCTCCTAGAAGAGGCGTACAACGACCACAAGCGCATCTACGCTCCAGTGATTCGGCGAGCTGTGCAGACACCCGCTCCACGCATCGAACTAATCACTGGTGCTGCCATTGACTACTGGACTTTGGATGACCCTTCAACCGTTGCCCGTGGTCGTAAGTACAAACGAGTAATCATCGATGAAGCCGCAATGGCTCGGCATCTGGAGCAAGCATGGACTGAAGCCATAAGACCGACGCTCACCGATTACAAGGGCGATGCCTTCTTTCTATCCACGCCAAAGGGTTCCAACTACTTCAAAAGCCTCTACAACATGGCATCCTCCGATGAAGACTGGATGGCGTGGCAGATGCCTACCACCACAAACCCGTGGATAGACCCGGACGAAGTAGCCAAGGCGGGGGAATCCCTGCCAAGCATCGCTTTTCGTCAGGAGTACTTGGCAGAGTTCGTGGATGCCGCTGGAGCCAGAATCAAGCGGGAGTGGCTCAGATTCGGGGACTGTCCTGAAGGCTTGCCGGTCTACCTTGGGGTTGACCTTGCAATCTCGACCAAGGCTGAAGCAGACTACACCGCCATTGTTGCCCTCTCCCGTGGGGAAGATGGCACTCTGTATGTGCGTGATGTTTCTCGTACCCGTGCAGACTTTGCAAGCGTCCTGCGCTTCATTGAGACGATGGCTGAGAAGTGGAATCCAACTATGATCGGCATCGAGCAGGTGCAGTATCAGGCGGCTGTTGTGCAGGAGCTCATGAGGCGGACAAAACTGCCTATCCGGGGGATACGTCCAGACCGTGACAAAGTAACCCGCTTTGCGCCTCTTGAAGCCCGGTACGAGCAAGGGCAGGTTGTACACGTTGAAGGGTTGCCGGGTTACTGGCAGGATGAATTGCTATCCTTCCCCGTTGGGAGACATGATGACGTGGTGGATGCTCTGGCTTATGCGTGGCAGGTATGCGGACAGCGTAAAGGATGGGGAGCGGTATAGTCTGGTATGCCTGACCTATACACGTACAAACTGCAAGCCATAAGCCACATTGACGGTGATACCGTTAGGGCATCCATTGACCTAGGATTCAATGTCATCCTAACTGATATGCATATTCGCATCTATGGCGTGGACTGCCCAGAGAAGGCAACCATAGAAGGCAAAGCCGCTCTGGCCTTCACAAGGGACTGGATTGATCAACACTGGCTCAGGGAAGAAAAGCCCTTGTACGTGACAATCCAAAGCCACAAGCGGGATAAGTATGGGCGCATCCTCGGAACCGTGTTCACCGATGGTTCGGTGCTGGCTGATGAGCTGAAGGCACACGGCCACGCTGTCGAGTATTTTGGCGGTAAGAAGTTATAACCCTCCCTGTGGGATACTGAAGCCATGGGCATCTTTGACCGTTTCCTTGGCACGAAAGCCGCAGCCAACCAGACAGAAGCACTACCACTCCCACTAGCACAGAGTAGAGACCGGATGCTTACCGGATTCGGTAATGGACAGTTATACTCCCGGCTGAGACGCTCTCTCCCTGGCTCACATAAAGACTGGTCTGCTGTAGCAGGTGACCTAGGACTAAACGGGATTGTCGCAGTCGCCATTGACTGGTACGTCCGAAACTGGTCTCAAGGTGTAGCCAAGGTTTACCGACCTGTAGACTCAAGCCAAGCAGATGCACTACCAGACCATCCCGTTCTGAAGCTTATCGCTGAACCGATGCCGGGATTACCTGCTAACCTTGTATGGGGATGGTTCCTGCAGGATTACAAACTATTCGGCAATGCCTACCTGAGAAAGATTAGATCTACCATTGATGGTCAGGTAACGGCTCTGCAGTTCCTACCGTTTGACATGGTCAGGCCTGTTGGTGACGGTATCAACCCGCTCACCATGTACAAGTATCAGACCGACGGCAGGACATTCGATGTCAGGCTTGAGGACATGATTCACCTGCGGTACGGCAGGGAGCCACTAGACATCCGGCTTGGACGCTCACCGCTTCAGGCTATGCTCCGGGAGGTCGGTACGGACAACGTAGCATCCTCAGCTGCTTACGGCTTGCTGGCAAATGGTGCGATGCCTTCAATCATCATCGGGCCAGATGCCAAGGACATGAGCGTAGACATCAGCCTTGATGATGCACGGCAGATAAAGCGACAGATGCGAGAAGACCTGACAGGCGACAATGCGGGCGGCGTTGTTGTGATGAATGGCCCGTACAAGATGGACAGGGTTAGCCTAACACCTAACGACCTCGCACTTGATAGCATTCGCAGAGTGCCAGAAGAGCGTATCTGTTCAGCCCTTGGCTTGAATCCGATGGTGCTTGGTCTTGGCTCTGGGCTTGAGCGTAGTACCTATAGTAACTACGAGAGGGCGCAACAGGCGGCATGGGAGGATGGCATGGTTCCTCTTTTCCGTGCTATCGCTGATGTTATTACCATCCACCTGCTTCCTGACTTTGCGGAGACTCAGCCGGGAGACTACTTGGAATTTGATGTATCTCAGGTTAGGGCGTTGGCTGATGACCTGAGTGCGGCTTCTGATCGTGCTGAGAAACTCTACAAGGCTGGCATCATCGACAAGGCACAAGCAAAGCGTATATCTGGCATCGAGCCAATACCTGAGGATGAAGGTGTACTGCATCCATCAGCCATTCAGACTCAAGCCACTGGTGGAGTTGATGTCAACGATGCAGCCAATGCGGCTGGTATCTTGATTCGGTCTGGTTACGAACCACAGAGCGTCACGCAGTTCCTCGGTCTGCCTATCCAGCACACTGGCGCACAACCTGTCACGATTCGTGAGGAAGGTGCAAAGTCCTACGAGCTCAAGTATCGTCCTAATGCTGGCATGGTCGAAGCCGCTCGCAGGGCGTTGGCTTGGAAAGATGAAGGCAGAGCGGGTGGTACTCGTGTAGGTCTTGCCCGTGCAAATCAAATCGTAAACGGTGAAGTACTCAGCGAGGAGACCATCCTCCGAATGTATTCATTCTTCAGCCGTCACGAAGTAGACAAAGAAGCAGAGGGGTTCTCTGCTGGTGAAGATGGTTACCCATCAGCTGGTCGTGTTGCTTGGGACTTGTGGGGCGGTGATGCTGGTTACTCATGGGCTACTGCGAAGCGTGACCAGATAATGGCGCAGGACGGCAAGAGTATTGATATCGAAGACTGCTGCACCCCGGGGGTGGTGTACAAGTCTCACCCTTTTTACGGGTACGAGCTGGAGGCTCAACTAAGCGAGTAGATGATGGGACGGCTCGAATCTATGCCGCAAGCCAGAAGTTCCGAAACGACCTGCTCGAGCGTGAGGGTGTTGCTATCTCTAAGATGCAACGTGCCTACCGTGCAGCTACAAAGGCATCCATCGATGAACTCGAAGCGTTAGAGGGACGCATCGCAGAGCGTGAGGCAAACGGTGAACCGCCAAGCCAAACCATACTCTGGATGAAGCAAAGGTTAGAGCAAAACATTAGAGACCTTGGCGAGAACCTGAAGAAGTTTTCTGTGGAAGGAGCAACCATTACAGCAGATGGACAACTCCAATCGGCAATCCTTGCGAATGAGGCAAGCATCGGCATGGTTGAAGCGGCGGCTGGTCGTAAACCGTCTAACGTCAGCCTCGGAAGTTCATGGACAACCTTGCCAGACGAGCAACTCCAAACCTTTGTCGGTTTTTCGGGTGATGGAAGCCCTCTGGGTGAGCTATTTGCGACCATCCCGCAGGTGACTACCGATGCCATGACAATGGCTATGGTGCAGGGTATCTCGCTCGGTGAAGGCCCTAGAACCGTTGCACGACGTGTACGCAAGGTGGCTGACATCGGTAGGCAACGTGCTGAGACAATAGCACGTACCGAGATGATCAGAAGCGCAAGAGAAGCACAGCGGAAACTATACACCCAGAACATGGCGGTGCAAGGATACCGACGGCAAGCGACCCAAGACAGTCGGGTTTGTCTTGCCTGTCTGGCATTGTCTGGCACTCTACACAAGACCGATGAAATCATGCCATCGCATCCTAACTGTAGATGCGTGATGATTCCTGCAACGCTCTCCTGGGCGGAGATTACCGGGGATTCTTCTATCCCAGATACCAGACCAGAGGTGGCATCACCGGAGCGCATACTCGCTGGTCTCTCTGAGTCTGACAAACTTGCCATTATGGGGCCTCAAAGATACGCAATGTATAAGGAAGGCAAACCACTGGCTGATTTTGTGCAGGTGATACCTAACCAAGAGTGGGGGCCTAACACCCGTGTACGACCACTACGTGAGCTCATATAGGGTGTGTGGGATACTTAGCACATGGAACTGCTGACCGTCTATTCCGATTCAATCAAGTCTGACCGTCTTGGTTATGTCAAGGGTTATCTGGTGCGCTTTGGTTCACCTGACAACGTAGACCTTGAAGGTGACTACTTCACACCTGAAACCGACTACGGATTCCCCATCAAATCTGGTCAAGCCGTCCCACTCAATCTCTATTACCACCATGGTATGGATAGCGTTGTAGGTAAGCGTTGCATCGGTACAGGCACTGTGAAGATGACGGATGCAGGACTCTGGTACGAGGCACAGGTAGACATGGCTGATGAGTACGGCCAGATGATAGCCAAGCTCTGCAAGCAGGGAAAGATGGGCTATTCCTCTGGTGCAGCAGGACACCTTGTACAGCGTAAGAGCAATGGCGGAGTCAATCAAATCATCAGTTGGCCTATCGCTGAAGCGTCAATCACACCGACACCAGCAGAGTATCGGAACACAGTAAAAAGCCTAAAGGATATATACGGCATGGAACCTATGGATGACATGGAAGAAGAGGAAGGCGGCGAGGAGTTCCTGATTACGCCTGAAGAAGCCGAGCCACAAATCGGCGAAGACGCTGGAGCCTACATCGAAAAGGTCTACGCTGGCACTGGTGGGCATATCATCCATGAAGGCATCGAAGGACTCTACGAAAGCCTCTGTGCTGGCATCATGGGACTCTACGAGGTGCAGGGCGATAAGACCCCGTACATCGTTGCACTGGTCGATGGATTTGCCGACCGTGCCAAGAAGTTAGCAACAGCCATCGGTGCAGATCCGATGCTGGTTAAATCTGCTCCGGATTCTCTCCGGGGTGTTGAGCGTCGGTTGCGGGATGCAATCGGTCTTTCACGGTCAGCCTCTAAAAGGCTGGCTCCAGTAGTCTGGGAATCTCTGCGGGATGCAGACCAGCCTGATGAGCAACCGTCCATCGTAGTTGAGGCGAAAGCCACTGATATAGATGAGCGAGCAGACCTCCTCGCCCGTCTGGAGATTTTGTCATTATGACAATTGAACAACTCGAGTCTAAGAAGCTCGGAAACATCGCAACCGCAAAGGAACTGGTTAGTTCTGGTGGTGACCTTGCACAGGCAAAGTCTTTGATGGCTGAAGTCAAAGAGATTGAAGGCCGTATTGATATGCTCAAGACGCTTGGCGAATCTGCTCCTGTAGCAAAGCCAGCCGTCCAGCCATGGGCAAACGGTGGCATCACAAAGTCTGTCTTCACCGGAACTCGTGAAGAGCAGAACTACAAGGGCTATGTAATGGGTCAGTTTGCACTGGCTGTTACTGGCAACAAGAAGTCTGCTGAGTGGCTCAAGTCTAACGGACACCTGAAGGCTCAAACAGAAGGCACAACCACCGCTGGTGGATACCTGACTCCTGACCTGCTTTCCGCTGACTTGGTCTACCTCCGTGAGCAGTACGGTGCAGCTCGCCAGAACTGCCGTATTGTTCCGATGACCTCGGACGTTCAGCTGGTTCCAAATGCAACGGCATCTACCACGGTCTACTATCCGGGTGAAAATACGGCAATCACCGATTCCTCGATGACCTTTGCACAGATTAGCCTTACCGCTAAGAAGATGGCAATCTTGACCATCGTTTCGAAGGAACTTAACGAAGACTCAGTTGTTGACGTTGGAAACGCTCTTGCCCGTGACTTTGCATACAACCTTGCAAAGGAAGAAGACCGTGTTGTCTTCAACTCTGCTCTGACAGGGTCTGATGCTTCCGGCTTGGTTGGTATGGGACGAACGCTCACCGACCTCGCATCCGGTGCTTATGCTAACTACGGCAACATCGCCAGTGCCGTCGTTGGTGCTGCTGGTACAGGTGCTGCATGGTCTGGCTTTACATTGGCCAACCTGCAGAATATGATCGGTAAACTCCCAACCTATGCAGACAACCCGAAATGGTACATGCATAAGAACTTCTTCTACACGGGTATTGCCGATAAGCTCGCTGCACTCGGTGGAAACAACATCAGCGCAATCGAAAATGCATACGGTGTTCAGCCATTGCTGTACGGTCTCCCTGTTGTATTCGTTCAGAATATGCCAGCAACCCCAGCAATCGACACACCTGTTGCATTCCTTGCTGACCTTTCCAAGGGTGTTGCGTTCGGTGACCGCCGAGGCATCACCATCGAGATGTCCGACCAGCGATACTTTGTTGAGGACAGCTGGGCATTCAAGGCTACTGAACGTTTCAGCGTCAACTGCTTTGATGCTGGTAACTACTCGGCAACGGCTTCTGCCCGTGTCCCTGGTGCGTTCATCGGTCTTATCGCAGCTCACACGTAAGACAGAGCGGAGTGATACCGCTCACCAACCTAAGACCCTCGGCAGACGTGCCGGGGGTTTTTACTTTATGTGGGATACTGAAGCCATGAGCCTGAGCCGTGCTGAAGCCATTGGAAGAGTTGCCCTATACAGTCAGGCGGCACAATATCCTGCCGTCTCTACCACCGACATAGGCACGATTCTGGATGAGCATAAACGCTTTGACACATGGAGTGCTAACACCGCCTATGCTGTTGGTGACCGTGTAGTGCCTACAACCCCCAACGGACGTGTTTATGAGTGCCGTATCGCTGGTACGTCTGGCACAGCAGAGCCAGAGTTTCCATCAATCTACGGTTATAAGTGGGAAGGGTTTGTGCTGGTTGAAGGTACATCAGATCCGCAGCTAGCATGGGTAGATATGGGGCCTGCAAACGTTGAGCCGTACGATGTTAGAACAGCAACCCGTGCGGTGTGGCTCCTCAAAGCTGGTCTGGTGGCAACCGAGATAGATGCTAAGGATGGCCCGTCAGATGTCAAACTCAGCCAACTGCAAGCGCAGTTCTTGACCATGGCTGACCGCTTCCGACCTGTGAGTATCTTTTGATGTCTCCGCTTCTCCGAGGCATCTTGTCCCGTGGGCTAGTGCGTAACTTATGCCAAGACAAAGTGATTGTCCTGCGTATGACGCTCACAGAGGACGGTAGAGGTGGTCAAACGCAAGACTGGCGACAGGTTGCGGAGTTCGATGGTCGCATGGTCAATAAAGGCAACAATGAGATGCTATTGGATGCTGGCATAAAGGTGGTTTGTGATTGGTATCTCTGCGCTCCCATTGATATCGAAATCCAAGCCAACGACCGCATCCGGCTACATGATGAGCCAAACCATTATTTTGATGTTATCGGCACGGATGCCGGACAGACAAACTTGCTGATTCAGCACGTATCTCTTAAGGAGCATTTCGCATAATGGGCGCATCGGAATGGACAGCCATTGGTATCTTTGTTGCAGGGCTAGTTGTCAGTCTGCTGGTCTATATCGTGCAGTTCCTGCATAGGATGGACAAACGCAACGCAGTAGATACCGCAACACTGAAAAACCACGGGCAACGGATTGGTGCGCTTGAGGCAGACACCGGAGAATTGAAAACACGGGTTACGCATTTGGAGGCTAGACGATGAACGGAATATCTTTTGGACGGTTGGCAGTTGTTGTCTTGATTGCCTTTGTGGCTTCCTTTGCAACGGTATTCGGTGATGGTGTACGCACTGCAGAAGCCAAGGATGTTACAGAACTTGGAGCAGTGATGGCACTTTACGGAAGCAAGGCTGTTGCGGCTGGTGTCTCTGCTGCGATGAGTGCTGCACTGGGCTTCCTCACGATGCCTTTCAAGGGTGTGCAGGCGAACAGTCTGAAGGTGGGCAAATGAACTTACAAAACTTTCGGATTGAAAAGGAACCTGCGCCTTCTACAGACTGGCGTGTATTTGGTGATATCTACAACGATGCAGGAGAACTTGTAAATACATTCGGCGTTGATGGTACATCTGTCAATGTCTGGTGGGTTACGCAGGATGAGTCGTTTCAGTTTGGTATCGTTAGCCAGTTTGCGGTGATTATGGCACAGCAGATCATGCAAGGGACAGCCGAATAATGGCTACATACTACGTTGCTACATATGGGTCAAATAGCAACAATGGGACAAGTCCAGCTACGCCTTGGCTTTCCATATCTTTTGCCATTGGTGCGGCATCTGGTACAAATCCGGGGCTTACTGGTGGGGATACGGTTTGGGTTGCTCCCGGCACATACAGAGAATCGCTCAGTGCGGCTTTACAGTATCAAGGTGGCAATGGCACATCAGGAAGCCCTGTAACAATCAAGGGTGACCCACTTGCAACACAAGCATGGACTGCAACATCTCCGGGGGTTGTTCGTTGGACAGTTTTTCCTACTGATACGACAAACCCGACAACTGGATGGATTCTACTAAGTGCCACCAGCAAAAACTATATTAATTGGGAGAGCTTATATTTTGATACGTGGACAAGTGGCTACGCTGTCAACTTGACAACTTGCCGTGGTTGGTCATTTACAAAGTGCGTTTTTTCTACTGTTCAGTTGAACTGTCAAATCTTTACGATGACAAACACAGCTGGAACGCCGTACGACTTTACACTTGATAGGTGTGTCCTGATTGGTGGGCAATGTTGTACTGTTTCATGTGCACGTCACACTAGCACATACGATGTGAATATAAACATCAAAGACTGTATATTCTTAGGGTGTCCACCAACTGGTCAAGCTCTAGTATTTACGCAATCAGGCACAGGTTCGGATGGTAACGGCGTAAAAATTTACAACAGTCATTTTCAAGGTTTTGACAGTCAAACGATTTACGTGTCAAGTACAAACACAACACACAATAGCATTGTGAAAAACTGCGTATTGATTCGTGGGAATATCTTTGGTGGAACAACTGGTGCAGTTGTCCAAACCTACAATCGACTAATCAATGTGACCCTACAAAATACAGCCACATCAGCCACGACGGTGACTACTGGAAGTGCTGGTTTATCCCTTGGTTATGAGCGCATCAACGGTTTGACAGGAAACGATATTTTCGCTCCATATCCAAACAGCCCTAATATTGGATTTGGTAACAGTACGGGTGCGCCTACCGTCGATTTGTATAGTGCAACGTGGGCAGGTAATCCAGATGCTGGGGCTGTTCAAAAACTCGCAGCACCATCCGGTGGTGGTCTCTTGACGCATCCCGGCATGACAGGAGGCATTCGTGGCTAAGTTATTTGTGCAGGCGCAAGCCACATCCAACCGCTCTGAGTACGTGTTTGTACAGGACAGCGCAAGCACGACAGGCGCAGGTAAAACGGGTATTGCCTTCAATGCATCCGGCTTGACTGCTTACTATGTCAGACCCGGCGGAAGCGCAACAGCCATCACGCTGGCAACCCAGACAGTAACAGGTACGTGGTCATCTGGTGGATGGGTTGAGGTAGACGCAACTAACCTACCCGGGATCTATCGGTTTGACATCCCTAATGCTGTATTTGCGACAGGTGTAGACCATGCTGTTGTGATGCTTAAGGGTGCATCGGGTATGGCTCCCGTTAGCCTTGAATATCAGCTAACAGGCTTTGATCCTGCTACGTCTTGGTTAACGCAGACACAGGTTGCACAAGCAGTTTGGAACGCCACAGCATCCTCCTACAACACCGCAGGGTCTATGGGTGAGGCAGGACAACGGTTGACTGGCTACAGCCTCGCATCGAGCCAGACTTTCTCCACCACTGGTTCTGTGGGAAGCGTGACAGGTGCAGTTACCGTAGGCACAAACAACGACAAGACAGGCTATGCTTTGAGCAGTGCCGCTAACACGTCTGCGGCTGATGCAGTATGGAACGCTACACGATCTACGCATACAACGGCAGGTACATTCGGTCAGTATGTCAATGCTGAACTAGTAACGCCTGTCACACAAGCCGCTCTGGTTCGTATGGGGCCATTCCAAGTCATCGCTGATGGTGTAACCACTCCGCAACCTCTGGACATACAGAAAGGCGCACAGCACGGCGTAGACATCCAATGTGTAGATGGCAACGGCAACGGCATCGACATCACCTCTGCCACGGTTACCGCTAAGGTCTACAACTCTGGTGGTTCATTGGTTGACACCTACGCCTGTACTGCAACATATGCAGCTGATGGACGGGCTACGTTTACCATTGACACGACGGTAACGGACACTCCTGGAACATACACTGCAACGATAACACGCACGACGGGTGCATCTGATACGCAGGTCTTTGGGCCTCTACGCATCTATGTGAGGGATATCTAATGGCGATTATCTTTGATTTGACAGAAGACCCTCAGCAGGTCGTGCAAATCTCCGCATGGGTCGGAGATTGGCACTCCTACGTGGTGCGGTTGGTTGATGAGCTGGGAAGCCCTGTGGACATCACCACTGGTACGCTTGGTGCAACCTTCACCAACATCGCCACGGGTGCGTCATACAGTTTCGGTGGTGGCTCGGTGACGCTAACCAAGCAGTACAGCGCACAAGGCATCCTCAGCATCTTGAATCCAGCGGCTTATCCCAGTGCTGCTGATATCAGAGTAACGGTGTCCTTTACTGTTGGATCTACGGTGCGTCGCTTTGGCCCATTACAGATTGAGGTACTGGCTCCGTGAGTATAAGCGTAAGCCTAAAAACAGTGCCTATAGACCGCTACAAGGCGAATCTACGCACTATCACGATGATTGTGGGTAAAGCTGCGGCAGACGTTGAAGCCAACGCAAAAGATAGC